TCCAAAATGTTTTGGAATTCTTCAGAAACAAGTTTTTTAATTTTGTCAGATAACTCAGTATCGTCTAGGTTAATATCAACAACGCGTGAGTCGTCAGCTACAATAATAGCTTCATTTACAACATCTTCAATTGCTTTTGCAACTTCGGGATGCTGTTCCATTTGTCTATACTTTGTGATGAGCTCAGCTTCATTCTTAGCTGCCCCATCCATATCAATAAATGATTGTCCAAAAATACCACCAGAAGGTGTAGCAGCAATGGTTAACGCACCATCATCATCCGACGGTTCGACGAATGATTTAAGCTGATCCTCTTCTTCAGGTCTTTTTATTTCGAAACCGAAAATTTTCATGAAATATCCTTAGGAAACAGCAGGGTCAAAGCGACCCTGCTTACACTAAATTCAATTATTAAGTTGTGCCGTCAGGCGCAGTTACGCTAGTTCCGGTTCCACCTAGTCCAGTACGTGAAGAACTAATGTTCCACCAATCGTATTGGAATGTTACCGTAAACTCTTCAATAGAATCAGTAGTATCCCAATCGACTCCAATATCGGAAATCTCAACCGGGAAAATACCTTCGAAACTATATGTACGAAGTGCTAGGCCATCTTTACTATATTGAGTAACTTGAGCACGTGATTTATAGTCAATAGGTGAACTTGATCCTGTTGCTCTTAGGTTATCTAAATGAGTATTAATAGCGCTTGACCATTCTTCCATTGCGTTACGAATAAGGAAATCTTCATCGTTTATTACTGTAACTGACCAAGTGTCGAATGTTCTATCACCAGCAACTTTTACTTTACGACCAAAGTATGGTACTTCAATCGTTCCAAGTGTAGATGCTGGCATTGTAGTTGCTCGTACCATGAATGGCACTTTCAAATCTGCTGCACCTTGAATTGGATTAGTAATTTGGCATTGGAAGAGCGTAGGTCTCGCTCCTCCGTATACCAGCTGGGATTTAATTTCGTTAATGTTAAAGGCCATGTCTTAAACTCCTTGTTTTAGTTATTTATTAGAAACGGCCAACGATTTCTTCAAATTCAACCCCTGTTCTCACCGAGACAAAGTTAAGTTGAATGAAGTTAATCGCACGAGCAGGTTTCACGTAGATGTCACCAATAAACTCGTTACGATCAATAACGTCTTGAGTATTGTTTGTACCGTCACAAACTACTCGGAAATCAGTAATACCTCTACGACCCTGTACATCTCTTAGGAATGGTTCTACAAGGTTTGTAAATTGTGCACGAGTAAATTCATCATTAAACTCGAACAGTGTAGTTACTGCTGCTCTCGAAATTGCTTTTTCCAAAACAATAAACAAGCGTCTTACGTTGATTCTGTCGAACGATGATGGTGAAGGTTGTAGTGTTTTATCTCCAAGAAGCACAGTACCCGCACCAGCCTGAATAACAACTGGGTTGATACCCTTTTTGTAAATTTGATCACGTTGTGCTTTTGTTGGATTAAATGCTAATTTAATAACGTTCTTAATATTACCACGGCTATATCCAGCAGGTGAATACCATGGATCTCTTACATCATCTGTGTATACACATGTACCAGCTACATCACCATTTAGCGGCGTGTAAATATATGTATCGTTATATTTGTCATAGCGATATTTGTATCCACTATCCATTACACCATAAGATGAGTTAAGTCCAAGATCTGATCTAAACCCTGTAATAGCCGTAATAGCAGCTGATGCAGTTTGATTTACTACGTCTGAATATGCAGGAGAAATAAACGCCAAACAGTCTTTTCTTACTTCTGCAATATTTTCGATAATATATTTACCGAGTTCTGAATCGTTAACACTTCCTCGTGCTTTACCTTGAAGGATAAGCGAAATTTCTACTTCTTCTGGTGAAACGAATAAATCATAACCAGCTTGAAGTGTACCAATTGCAACAGTTGCTTCATCATCACCATCTGCACCACCTGTAAGTGAAGCTACACCGGCTTGCCAGCCAGTAGCGTCTGTTGCTGCAGCAATATAGTTTGATCTTTGATTTAGTACGTTAATAATGTAGTTAGTTTGTCCTGTTGCTGTTTTTGCACCAGCTGTAGTTGAAACGTTAGTAAATGTTTCCAAAACTGTATTTGCTGTGCCAGTAAACATGCCATCTTCGTCGACGACTGCAATGTGAACATGTCCACCATCCGGTGCTTCATCAAACAAAGCATCATATGTTGCCGATCCACCAAACGTTGCTGCGTCAATAAGCTCAACTTTCAAAGAATCGCCCATTGAACCAGCATATTTAGCAGTAATTTCACCAGCGTCAGCAGCAACTGTGTTTGCGCCTGCAGTAGATGTTGCTGTATTAGCACCAACACGTACTACGAAAAGCTGATTACCGTATGCTAAAAAGTCTGCTGCGGTAAAGAATGTTTCAGAGTTAAAATCTGAATCTGGTTTGCCAAAGCGATTTGCTAGGTCAATTTCTGATGAAACGAGTACACGTTCATCCATTGGCCCCCACTTGAACACACCAGCAAACGCCCCTTCGGTTGTAGGAACTGATGGAATAACCGTAGTAAGGTCGACCTCACTAGTGTTAATTCCTGGGCTTACCTGAAATGCCATTTTATTTCTCCTTTTGTTATCTTAATAGTATAACTTACTCATGAATTCTCTTATTATTTATAAAACTTGTGATTTACCAAAGCCATGCGTCTTGGCGTGGTACGCTGATAATACTATCAGTTTCTTCAATCCCATCGTCATAGAATCCAAAGGGCGTTAAGTCATCTATCATTTGTTCTTCTGTCTTTTCGCGTAAAGCTGCAAGAGTATTTATGTCAGTAAGATCTTTAAAAAATGGCTGATCGGCCAGCCATCCGTATAGTACTAGTCCCATTACGAGGTCGTCGTGGCAACCTGACTCAGCTTCATACGAATTACCTCTCCGTGAAAAGGTAGATAATTCTTTTATCGTTTCAAAGTCGTTGAGTATGAATTGCTCTTGTTCTATCATCATTTTAAGCATATTACAACCAATTGCTTTTACGCTTTTAGTAGTTCTTATACCTTTATCTACATTTCTACCAAAGCCACCAGATATTCGCTTACCGCTTCTACCAGCCGATTCAGTAAAGAGTAGACTTTCAACTTCAAAATCATTATGTAATATTTCAGAAACTTGTTCACCAATATCGTTAATTTCTACAAGCGTCAATGCTTCATTATACGTTTTTGTTGTACGCCATATGATTTCTGCGTAATCCATAGGTACAATCATATTATCTCTAAATGTACAAACTTGTTTATATGGCATTTTTGTAGCGTCAATAATATGAAATGCAGAATAGTCTAAACCTTTTCCTCGTGATACGTCAACTACGCATATGTATGTGCGGCCTTTCTTTGGTTCTTCATACATACGTAAACCATTTCTTTCATGAATTGGTTCTTTAAATACGAGTGATTTTAATTTACCGCCACTAATAAGAGTACCAGAAGATCCTAGGAATTGACACTCAAATTCTTGCGCAAACTTTTCAGTGTCGAAGTCCATAGCCGCAAGTGTTTCATCTTTCCATACTGTATTTCTTCCTGGCACTTTCCACCATGGAACTTCAATATAGATGTATCCATTTTTATTTTCTTTTGCGCCTTCACATGTTTTATAAAAGTGATTTAACCCATTTGGTGTAGAAGTAAATAGAATCTTTGTAGTATTACCAGATGAAATAGTAGGGAAAACCGAAGCAAAAAACTCGTCCCAGTTTTCAACGAATGCAGTCTCATCGATATATAGAAACGAAATAGATTTACCACGAATAGCAGAAGAAGATGTAGCTGCGGCAATAATCTTACAACCATTTTCAAATTCTACTGAACCTTTATTCCATTCTACCACACCCTGCTGCATCCACTTAGGTAAAGCTTCATACGCAATCTTAATACGATCAAGAATCTCACGTGCTGAGTCGCCTTTGTTTGCAAGTAGTGCTACAGTTTTATGATCGTTAAATAATACGTAATGTAAGATAACTGCAACGGCTGTAGTAGTTTTACCAGCCTGACGCGACGTATTTACAGCTACTCTACGAGTATTTGTAATGGATTCTGCAATCTCTTTTTGATAATCATACATTTGAATAGGGATAAGACCGTGGTCAACATGCACGATTTTAATATAAGACTCTGCAAAGTATATAGGATCTTTTGCACATTTAATCCACTCCTGAAGCATTTCGGGAGTAAATTCTATTTGTACGCCTTTTCCTTTAATGTTTTGGTTACCATTGTAACCTTTAACTTGTAAAGCATCAATCATTAGTTTTCATATCTTTAAGTAACTGCTGTAGGTCTGCTGTGCTTCCTACAAACAAGTTATTATTAGTAACCTTTTGTTTTTCTTCAGGTGTTTCTTGTTTCTTTTTCTTTTCAGCTAACTCAACAAGATCTTTGTTAGCATCCATTAATGTTTTCATAATGGTAGAAACAACTTCATAAGCTCGAGGATGTTCAGACGCACGTGCTACGTTTAACATATCTTCTAGCGCTGAAGAACCTTTTTCTATTACGTTATAAAAGTTTTCTCGAGCGTATGTAAAATCGTTTTCTATGTCAGTTGGTGGTTCTACTTTTTCGACTGGTGCCGGATCATATATATCGTCAAGTGGTACCATGTCTAAAGAATCATCAATTTGTTTATTCATTCGTCATCCACCGTTGTTATGATAGCTGCCCAATCATCGTCTCCGGCAATGTTAGCATAATCTATCGTACTATTAATATCAGTAGTAGGTGTACCATTTGCAGTCAATCCAGGTTGCACAGAAATAGTTTGACTACTTGTTTCGTTATCTAATCCAGTATAACTCTTAGCTTGTGCAAACTTAATAATTTTACGATCAACAGCTGGACCAAAGTACCATGCTTTTACCGTAAAGTTAAGAGTCCAAATAAGCGCTCGTCTTTCTTCATAAGATCCTTCGTATAAATCTTCTTGAGTTACGGAGTTTAAAATAACTGGAACGTCGAGATAATAATCCAATTCATCAAGAATACGTACAGAAGGTGTAAAGTCTGGCTTAAAGTATGGAAGAATTTGCTCAATAATTTTAGTACCATCTTCTGTGTACTTTGTCATAATGTTAAGTTGAAATTCTAAATTATATGGTGTTGGTGTATAAGCACTTGAATAAGAAGAAGCTGTACTACTCGTAGGAATTGAATTTCTCATTAGCGTAGTAAGCTTACGCTCACCGTCATAAAACATTCCTAGAATCTCAAACGACATACGAGGTAGCGTAACTGCCGGAGCATTTAAGCCGGGATCTTCTTGTAAACGAGATAAAAACTTTTGAGAAGGACCATATGCTAATGGAACTTTAATACTCTGAATAAGACTTCCACTATTGTCATAACGACGAATAAGAATGTCATTAAACAATGTACCAAACATTGCTACATATCGTCTTGTAGTTTCGTGATAAAATCTAGCGCCAAACATTAGTATTCATTCTCCCCAAACGGATTCGTTTCGGTAAAGTCTAAGATGTCGTCAGCCGTATAAACATTGCCGGTTGTAGCTTCTTTTTCAATAGTATCATTATCAGCGAAGGCCGAAACAGATTCAACGTTTGCAATTGCTTCAGGTGTAGTTGGAACATAGGCTTCATATCTCTTATCAATTTCGTCAATGCCAGTATTGAATCTTTCACCTGAATATTCAAACAATTCAACTCTTAAATCGTATGTTTGTAGTGCACCCATTTGATAGAAGATAGCTTCATGCTCTACGTGTTGTACTTCAAACATTTTACGATTCAATGGGAAGTAAATTACGTCGCCTTCGTTGGGACGAATCTCTGTGCTATAATAATTTACTTCGGCATCAAATGTACGATTAGCTACTGTAAGTGTCATACTGTCGC